AAATTTAGCCCCAAAAGTAAAAGAACTTGAAAAACGACTCGAAATGCTCGAAAATATGGTAAAAGAGTTACAATCCTCACCAAGACCGAAACTTGGTCGCCCTCCAAAGGATGCACATGGAAACGAACGACTTGAAGTCGATACTGCAAGCTGAAATTGATGACGCTATTGGCTTTATTGAGAGTGAAACAGTAGAGCAGCGCAAACAGGCTTTAGAAGCGTATCTCCGTCAACCTTATGGCAATGAAGTTGAGGGTAAGTCTTCAATCGTTACAGGTGAAGTTGCAGAAGCGATAGATGGTGCTTTGCCTTCACTTGTTCGCATTTTCACAGGCTCAGATGATATTGTAGTTTTCGAGCCTCAAGGCCCAAAAGACGAAGCATCCGCCAAGCAAGCTACTGATTACTGTAATTGGGTGTTCAACAGAGATAACGAAGGCGTAGCTATCCTGCATGATTGGTTTAAGGATGCTTTGCTTCAGAAGAACGGCATCTTAAAAGCATATTGGCAAGATAAAGAAGACATTACCAAAGAGCGTTACTTTGACTTGACTAACGATGAGTTAGCAATGCTGATGAGTGATGAGACTATGGAGATTGTCGAGCAAGATACGACAGAGTTCCCAATATTTGACCCAATGGGACAGCCAGTTATAGACCCTATGGGTATGCCTGTTATGGGTGCTACACATAACGTAGTTGTTCAACAAAAGAAGAAGTCAGGCAAAGTAACGATTGAGAACGTACCCCCAGAGGAGTTCTTGATAAGCAAGAAGGCTAGAACCATTGCTGATTCACCTTTCGTAGCCCACAGGCAGATGTTAACTCGTAGCACATTGGTTGCTATGGGTTTTAACAAGAAGCAAGTAGAAGGCTTGCAGATGGGTGATGCTTTGGCGTACACACCAGAGCGTGTGGCTCGTTACTCTGCTGGTGAGCAACCTTACCAAGTTCAGACAGATGACCCCTCAATGCAAGAGATTGAAGTCTTTGAGTGCTATGTCAAAACTGATATAGATGGCAAAGGCATTGCTTCATTGGTTCAAGTGTTCTACGCTTCTAATGAAATCCTAGAGGATGCCAAGGGTAAGGAAATGGTTGAGGAAGTGGACTATGTTCCTTTCCACTCAATCTGTCCTATTCCAATTCCGCATAAGTTCTTTGGTAACTCACTAGCTGACAGAACAGTTGACCTACAGTTAATCAAGACTACTATCACTCGTCAGATGTTGGATAACTTATATCTGACAAACAATGCTCGTGTGGTGGCTGTGGAAGGTCAAGTAAACCTTGATGACTTGCTTACATCTACCGCAGGTGGTGTTATTCGTGCAAAGTCTCCTAATGCTGTCCAACAGTTAGTTGTTCAGAACGTGGCTTCTCAGGCTTTCCCAATGCTTCAATACTTGGACACAATCCAGTCTAAGCGTACAGGCGTGTCTGATGCCTCACAAGGGTTAGACCCTTCTGTTTTACAGAATGTTACGGCAGCAGCAGTAGCCTCTATGCAACAAGCTGGCGCAGGTAAGATTGAATTGATGGCTCGAATCTTTGCTGAGACAGGCGTTAAGTCTTTGTTCAAGGGCATACTACATTTGTTATGTAAGTACCAAGACAAGGCTCGTTTGGTGCGTATGAGAGGAGAATTCGTAGAGTTTGACCCTAGAACATGGGCTAACCAATACGATGTGTCTATTAACGTAGGTCTAGGTGCAGGGAATCGTCAAGAGCAGATGGCTATGTTGTCGATGGTTCTTGCTAAACAGGAGCAGTTGATTGCTCAGTATGGCCCTGCCAATCCTTACGTTTCTCCTGCTCAATATCGTGGCACATTGGGACGCATGGTAGAGATTGCAGGGTTTAAAGATTCTGCTGAGTTCTACAAAGCGATTACGCCAGAGCAAGACCAAGCATTGAGCAATCCTCCTCCACAACAACAGCAGATGCCTCCAGAGGTTCAAGCATTGATGGCTAGAACACAGGCTGAGATACAAGCCGCACAAGCCAAAGCACAAGCTGATATGCAGATGCAACAACAGCAACAGCAAATTGATATGCAGATGGCGCAACAGAAAGCTGGACTTGAGATGCAGTTATTGCGTGAGAAGGAAGGTGCTAAGTTGCAATTAGAGCGTGAGAAACAACAGGCTTACTTCTCATTGAAACAACAAGAATTTGAAGCAGAAGCCCAATTGAAAGCAATGAAAATTGGTGCTGGCATTACATCCAACGTAGAGATTAGAGGTTAATCATGGCTGCAACAAATGCTGAAATCCTTGGTTGGTTACAAGCTAATCCTACTGCTACTGATGCTGATATTGTTAACGCAATGTCTATTGCAGGTGTTAATCCTGCTCAATTAGCTCAAGTTGTTGGTGTTTCTGAGGGTGAAGTAGCGGCTCGTGTTGCTGCTACTATTCCAAAAGGTTCATCAGTAACTCTTGGAGATACTGTTATTGTTCCAGAATACAGAACATTTGGTTCTGGAATGGATGAACAAGTTGGCCCACTTGAAACTGTTTATGTTTCTAAAACTACTGGTGATGTTAACTACAGAGCACCTGTTGGTTCAGAATACCAACAATATGGCGCAGATGGAACATTCCAAAGAACTGGCGTAACTCAAGATGTTAACGCTACAAAAGATTTCATGAACTTTGCTCTTACAGCAGGTACATTGTTTGGTTTACCAGCAAGTATTGGTAATGCACTTGGTTTAAGTGGTGCTGCTGGACAAGCAGTAGGTCAAGGTTTGCTAACAACTGGAACTAAGTTAGGTGGTGGAGAAAGCCTTAGTGATGCACTCAAAGCAGGTTTAATTGGTGGTGGTCTTGTATATGGTGGCGCACAACTAAGCGACTACATAAAAGCTAACACACCTATTGATGCGTCAAATATGACTTCAGCGCAATTTAATGATGCGTTGGAAGGTAAGTTAGTTGCCGATATGCAATCTGCTGGTTTAAGTAAAGACCAGATTAGTGCATTTTTAGATGATATGGGTATTGGTCAAGGCGTAGTTACAAACGTAGCTACACCAACAACTGATGTTTCTAATGTTGATACAGTTAACATTACTGGCGCAAAAGCACCAGCGACATTAAATAATGTATTAGATACAATTTCTACTGTACCAACACTAAATGTAACGGCAACAAAACCACAGCAGGTTTCACAAGATATATTAGATGCTGTAACTACGCAGTTAGTATCAAATCAATCAGCAATTCCTACAGTTAATGTTACTGCTCAAAAACCTACAACTGTCAATGATGTAATTGCTGCTCTTGCAACAACTGGACTTGTTGCTAATGTTCCAACAGTTTCTGTTACCTCTAATAGACCAATTACAAGTAAAGATGATTTAAATAGTGTAATTAGTTCATTAGTTACAACAGGTACAGTTGCACCTACTACTACAATTCCAGAAGTTAAGATAACTGCAACAAAACCTCCAGCAGTCGGTGATGCCTTGGCAGCAGTTACAACCATACCAACTACATTAACAACTCCAACAACTACAACTCCTGATAAACCAAAAGAAACTGACCCTATTAAGGTTGCTCAATTAGCTTTGGCTACGGCTGGTTTGCTTGGTGCGGGTTCTGTTTTGTCAAATAATGGAACTGGTACTCAGTTTCCAATAGTTCCTGTTCCTGCTGAATGGGGAAATCCTCCAAAACCAAGTGTTGCACCTTATAGCCCACTAGCACCAATTAACTTTGGTAATCGTAATCTGCTTATCGGAACACAATGGGAAAAGTTTTTAGACCCTAACTATGGTCAAGTACCAGAGCCTGTCCAATATTCACAGCCATCTAACCTAAGTTATAACGACTTGATGGGAATCTTGGGTAGCAAGCAAGGTATGCCTTCTAGGTCTAGCCTAAGTATCAATGACGTTATCTCTGGAATACAAAACCAATATGGACAAACACCTACTCGCACAATGGGCTAAGAACCTATTAAATGATGACTTTTTCAAAGAAGTATTAAATAACTTGAAAAATGAACAGATTAGTGTGATAATTAACACAAGTGCAGAAGAATGTGATAGGCGTGAAGACGCTTATCGGCACATTAAGTCTATTGAACTGATTACAGGACACCTAGAAGGTTTAGCCTCGGAAACTGTAATTAAAGAGAAGAAGTGGAAGATTCTGTAGGGTTTACCCTATCCTCCGTCCAGAAGGTTTCTGGCGATTATTGAGATGACAAATGGAAAACACCAACCCTAATGGGAGTGAAAGCCTAGATGTAAACCAAGCCGCTTCAGCGTTTGAAAGCATGATGGGTGATTCTGAGGAAGCTGACAACAGCCAAGCCGAAGTTCAACCAGAGGAATTTCAAGAGACTGATGAAGTTGAGTATTCAGAGGAATCTGATGAGCCAAAGCCTAGATATAAAGTCAAGGCATCTGGTGAGGAAGTTGAGGTAGAACTTGACGAACTTATCAAGGGTTATCAACAAGGTACGGATTACAC